TACTTATCAATGTTTTCGGTCATTTGCTCTAACTGAGCTTCAAATTCAACATTTGCTGCCTCAGTAAGCTCTTCTTCAATTTGTGCAATTTCAGCACTAACTCGTGAAGTAACAACAGCTTCAAACATTTCAGCCGCTTTTACTTTGAATTCTTCTGTGAGATGATCTTCGTCTGCGAAGAGAGCGTTGAGGTCTGCTTCAAAGAGAGTAGTTTCTTCAACAGAAACTTCTTCTTCAGCAATCTCTTCTGCGTCTTCTGCAACTACTTCGTCCTCAGCAATAACTTCATCAGTTACTACTTCGTCTTCTGCAATTACTTCTTCGTCAGTCTCTTCAACTTCTTCTTTAGCAACATTACCAGCAGATGCTTTTTTCATTACATCAGTTTCGCTTGGCTTGTCGTTCTGGAAGTTTGCAGGGGCTTCTTTAGCACCGTTACCCTTAGGTAGTGTAGTGTCTTTAGATTCTTTGCCTGCTGCTGCCTTACCTACAGGTGAAGTCAAGCCGCCTTCTGCATTGCCAGTACCGCTAAGGTCTTGCATTTCAGGATTGGCGTTTGAGCTACCTTGAGTAGGATTAGAAGCATCACCTTGCTGCTTATCTTTAGGACGATTTGCTGCGCCCTCCATAAGCTCTCGGATTTTGGATTCTACACCCATGTTTATTCTCCTATTAGGTTGTATTACTGTGTTCTGATATATATTTATAAAAATTAAATCTTAGACAACTTAGTTAAGAAGTTTTCAAAGACTTGTAACTTTACAGCCTCAAGCTCTTTAGTGCTTGCTGCTCTAATCAATTCTTTGGACTCTTCTAATTCTTTTTCTTGCCAGATGCCGTTCACAAATGTCCACTCTTTATTCTCCATGATGCCTTGTACATAAGCATCTGGAGCTGAAGGATCGGCAACAATGTCAGCAGCAGTAGCTAACATGAAGTCTTCTTGCACTTCATTGACACCGTTTCTTTCTTTGAGTGAACCCAATCCACGAGAGCTAACACCTAAGCTGGCACCCTCGTCAATAAGTTCTTTTACAATACGACCCATAGGTGTATCTAGAATCTTTGCTCTACCGATAAAATTGTCGCCGTCTTCTTTAAGGCCAACAATCATATGAGAAACACGGTCAAGATTAACTGTAGGACCTTCTGGATGGCCTAGTTCACCGTATGCTCTCTTCTTCTCGATAGATTCTTTTGTATAACGAGCAACCTCTTTCTGCATCACTTCTTTGGGATACATTCTACCATTACGGTTCTTGAGGTTTGACTGCAAGAAAACACCTTCAATAAAGTGTGACTTCTTACCAGTCTCTTCGTTAAGTTCAGAGATATATTTAATCTCTTCTGTAACTTCTTTTATTAGTTTCATTATCCTAAGTCTCCGTCAGCGCCTTGATGGTCTTGAGGTCCATACCCAGATACTTTAGCACAATCAATGATTACAATGCCGTCACCGTTGTTGAATTCAACTACGAGGTCTGATCCATTTTCTTGATTGTCAGTAAACCCGTGAAAGTCCAGATCACCGTTGCCGAACAAGTGATAAATGTGCTCACCATTTCTAATGATGGTGATGTCAGCGTTTTTATCAGTAGTCCAATACAAGCGTCTAATATTGACTTCTGGGCTGCTTACAGTCTCAGTAGATTTCTTTAGTGTTGTAGCCAAGGCAATAGTAGCAGAATCACTGTTTGCTCCGTGAACTTTTACGACACCTTGGACTTGTGTTAATTTTAGAACAGTAGTGTCCGCTGCCATCTCTTATCTCCGATTAAACTTATTTGTTTACTAACTTGTCTGTGGCTTTCATGATACCAGCTTTTCTTTTTGCAGCACCTTTTTGAAATGCGCCTGCCAAACGAGTGTTTACATTTTTTTCAGTACCAGAAGAAGTTTCTTTGGCATCTCTTTCATACTCTTTGCTCATTTTTTCACGAGCGCCGTAACTAGTAGTCGCTTTCTTAATGTAAGAACCTAAAGTTTTCTTAGAAATCTCTTCGATCTCTTCAACTTCTTCAGAAACTTCATTTTCAGGAGCTTCACTCATGTTCTTGTGATTGCAGTCACATCCTTCTTTAGGACTCTTAGGATCGCATCCACACTCGCTGCATTTTTTTGCTTCGTCTAAATTTCTAAACTCTTTAAATGTCTTCATTTTCGTCTCCGACAGTTTCGGGTTCGGCGGCAGGATCAACTTCCATGACATGTTCTTCGCCGTCTGCTAACCCCATCGCTTGTAAATCTGGATTTTTGAATACGCTTTTTGCAAGTTCTTGTTTGTAGTCAGAGACCGCAGCATTAGCTCGATCCATCATAAGACTATTAAACTTATCTTGAACTTCACTTGCTTTGCCTTGTGACATACTTTGCATCATGTCTCTTATTGCTGCTTCACGATCCATTATTGTTCTCCTGTATCTTGTGGGACTTCACTTTCTTGCTCAGGTTGTTGCTGCTGAGTCATCATCTGGAAATTTTGATCTTGTGTTATAAACGGTTGCTCAAGTTTCAAATCGTTTTCAATTTGTTCAATTTCTTCGTCAGTAAGCATTAACACTTCTCGCTGAACATAAGACTTACTGAACAATGTACCGATGTAACTTGCCATTCCGTTTAGAACTTCTACTCTACTTCTAAGTATTTCTTGATTCTTAGACTCAGTATAGTAAGCATCTTGTGCAAACTTGTATAGAAGATCGTCTTTAATATCTGTCCAATCTTCTTCGGTGATAATGTTTTTCAGAAGTAACTGAGTCTTCAGCAAGTCATCAAACATTACACCAAACTTTCTTCTGAGTCTAGCTACAAATTTAGTAAACTTTAATTCGTCTCTATTGATTTCAGCAGATCGGCCAAAGTTTAGACCTGCTTGCTGCTGTAATCTAGAAACAGGAACATTCAAAGACTGATACAACTTCTTTTGGAAGTATTCTACGTCTTCGATTTGTCCCAAATTTTGTCCTGCTGGCAAAGTATCAATGGAAGTACCACTGCTGCCTTCTCTTCTTGGAAGCCAGAAATCTTCGAGCATAGACATAAACTTTTTGTCATCACGAATCTCGCCACTGTTAGCGTCATATACTAACTTGTTACGATAACGATCCATGATATCTTTGAGGTACTGCTCTGCTTTGTTGGTGGGCAGATTACCTACATCAACATAAAATATTCTTCTTTCAGGAGCTCTCGTAATCCTATAAATGACTACGGCATTCTCCATCATTCTAAGTTGATTTGCAGGGCGTATAGCCTTGTGCAAATAAGAAAGTGCTATGTTTTTGTCTTGGTCAACTAGACCAGAAGGAACAAATGTGATAGCATCTTTAGTAATCTTTAGTGCGTTATCATTAGCAGGTGCTTTGTATTGTGCTGCTTTCTGTGAGAGTCCTTTTTCATTAAAGATGAAAAATTCTTCTACACTCTTAATGAACTGTACGCCTTGCTCATTCTTTTCTTTGTGTACTTCTTTGACCTTTGTAATCTTACGTGGGTCAATGTATCGAATGTCTCTGATACCCTTTCTAGGACTTTCAGTGTCGATAACTTTATGGAAGTATAGTCTTCCGTCAATGTACCATCTTCTAAAATAGTCTTGTGACCTATTTTTAAAATCTAGTAACTCAACAATGTTTTCAAACTCATCTTGTATTTGTTTTTTTACTGCATCAGAGACTTTCAATCTATCTGTGTCTAGTGTCACAGGATCTTCGTCATCTAAATTAGCAATAGCATCATCAATAATATCTTGAATAGCAGTATCCACATCAGCCATAAGAGAAATATCTCTGTATCGCTTGATGAGTTCTGCTTCATTATTAGCAACGCCTTCGAGATCAAGGTAGGTACCGTAATACCCACCTGCTCGTATGCTTTCTACACCACCTTCATCAGAAGGAGCCACGAAAGACTTTTCAGTCTTAGGCGGCTGCTCCCGAGTGATGTTAAACCCAAATATATTCATTCTAAATTAAATCCTTATTCAATCCTACGACTAAAAGTTGTCGTAGTTTTGGTACTGGAATGTCACTGTAAATTCTTCAATAATATCGTTCTGTGCGTACTGTAGTGCAATCTCAGACATTTGGATTGGGAATGCATTGCGTAGTACATAAGTACCGCCCCGCAAAACGTCATCGTTTCTGTCTAAGTGTTGAACAGTAATGTCTGCTTGATAATCAGCAGGGTTCAAGATGCCAGTATTTTCAGCAGATGCATTCATACCTTCCATCCATTGTTCGAATGGACGACGGAGCGACTGCTGACTGTCGTTGACAATAGTGATTGTCCAAGGATCAAAAATCCTTTCGCCTGCCAACTTAACTTCACGACCTCTGTACTGAATGATCGCTGGGTTAACAGTTGATGCCGGAACTGCTGCTCCGGTCACCAAAATACTGTTTGAAGTATCAACGCCTGTTACGTAGCTTGGGAAGCCTAGCAAGACTCTAAACTGATTAGGTCTTGCTCCTCCGGCACCTAGGCGAGCTTTAAACTCTGTAATGTTCATTTAATTCTCCTGTTTACTTTTATTTATAAGCCTAAGCACCAACTTCTTCAAAAGCAATACCAGTTCTAGTAGCGATGAAGTTGAGTTGAATGAAGTTGATTGACTTCGCAGGCTGAATGAAGATATCGGCTACAAATTGATTTGCATCAACAACTTGACTGTCATTGTTTGTACCATCACAAACAACACGGAAGTCGTAAATACCTCTGCGGCCTTGAACATCACGCAAGAATGGCTCAATTAGGTTCTTAAACTGTGCTCGTGTAAACGCATCGTTGAACTCAAAGAGTTGGAACTTAGCTGCGGTTGCAATAGCTTTTTCAAGAACAATAAACAATCTGCGAACATTAATTCTATCGAATGC